TAAACGCGCCCGGTTGAATCAAGCGCCATTGCATTTGGATAGCCGTAATAGCCGTAGCTCGTCACCACGTCCACAATTTTCGCGCTGGCCGGGATGCCTGAGAAGCCATTAAGCAACTTGGGAATGGTGACGGGGCTAGTTACACCTCGACCGCTCATTAACTCGCCAATGTTGTAGCCAGAATGCCAAAGGCCACCATTGGTGTCGATGTAGTAGTTGTCAATGTAGCCAGAAATGACGCGAGAAATCTTTACGCCGCGTGGGAATGCTGCGCGTGAGGCGTCGCGCTTGGAAATTTCCGCCAGCACACCATCGCCTAATTGGCCTTTGTATGCGCGTCCAACGCCACGCACGGAGCCGTCCGTCATTACACCCAAGAAAAAGTTATTGGTCGCGTATGGCGTGCGGTGGTTTTGTATTGTCTCCATAAGGCGAGCGCATGTCGTGCCGTTGCGGTCGTCAGTGAAGCGAAATTCGATTGAGCTGTCAGCGTTTGAGTGCAGCGTCATGCCACCCACGCCACCGACCGACACGCCACCAGTGAGCATGTGCCCTTTGATGATGGCGTCTTGTTGGCCAAGCGCGAATGGCTGCGGCGTGTTGTTGCGAATGACATAAGCGCCGCCGTCTTTGAAAACCACGTCGCGCTCTTTGTAGGCGATATAGGGCGAGTAAACACCCTTCCAGCGGTAGCCCAAAGCGTCAAGGTCAATTTTCATATCTTGCTCACAAGGTTGTTTTTCTCGACCGCAAAGGTGATGTTTTCGCCAATGGTCCAAGTGTCGAAGTCGTCCACGTTTACGTCGGCGTCACGCCCGTAGGTGAGCATGATTTCCGACTGGTCTGCCGACAACTTGAAGCCAAAGAACACCGGGGCTGCTGCCGAGCTGACGTATTCGTACCCACTGGCGTCGTGCTTGACGCGCAAGTACATATCGGCCACCGGGATGGCGGGCAAGCCTGCTGCTGCGAGCAAGGCCATAACCTGCGCCATCGTTGAGGCAAACACCGCTTGGGTGTCTGTGCTCTCTTGTGTGATGGCTGCCACGGCTGCATTGCCTGCCGTGACGGTGCTGTTGTATGAGGCTGCCGCGTTTTGGGCGTTGGTTTGCGCTGCCACTTGTGCGGCTTCGGCGCTGGTCTTTGATGCCTCTGCCGCCGTCTTGGCGTCGTTGGCCGAGAAAGCCGACAAGAGTGCCGCGTCGGCTGCTGCCCTTGCGCCATCAAGCGCTTGGTCAATCACACCGCTCAAGTCTTGAACCAGTTGTTCATCGACCTTGACACTGCCATCGTCTTTTTGAATTTTGGCGAGATTCGCACGAATCTCATTGATTGAAAGTGCAGCCGCGTCTAGTTCGGCGTTGATTGCGGCATGGTCGGTTTCATCACCTTCGTATTGCGTGAAATCAACATTGCGCTCGTACTTTTGCGGCTGCATTCTCGTTGCTCCTAATCGGGGCTATTACTTGGCGTCGGCGTTGGCTTCGGCTTCTTTGGCGGCCTTTTCTGCCTTGGTCGGTGCCTTCGCTTTCACGGCAGCTTTTTCGACCAACTCAGTCAGGCGCTCACCTTCGTCGTCGCCGTACACCTTGGCAACTTTGCCTTGGCCGTACTTGGCGCAAAGGCGCTCATATTCCAAGGTCGCGTCAACTTCAATGACTTCAACTTGGTCGCCTTCGGTGACGTTTTCCTTGCCAAACATTTGGCGCAAGAGCGTCAGCTCATAAGGGGGCACGGTCACTGGTGTGATGGTGTTGGCGTCACGTCGGATGGTGACTTGCACTAGGGGCACATTGGTTTTGCTCATTCGTTCCTCGCAGGATTCACGGTTTCAAAAAATCCCCGACCGGGGTGAGCCAGTCGGGGGTCTTCTCGTCAAGCGCCGATTAAGCGATTGACAGGACGGCTTGAGCGTTGCGGCGGTTGACCGACAAAGCGCAGCGCAGGTTGACCATTGCGTACATGGCCAAAACGTCGTGTGGACGTGTGGGGGTCACAATGTCCATTTCGTCGTCGCGGTACTTCAAGTGCTTGGTGTTCAAGAAGTAGCAACGCTTTTCCCACGGCACGGTTGGTGTGGTGAGGGCGTCCAGTTCTTCAAACTGTGGGTCCCAAATGATTTCCACGCCTTTGAAGTACATGCCAGTGTTCACACCGTTGCCCACGCCAGCGTCCAAAGTCTTCACGCTGCCTGCGTTGGCTTGGTTCGTGACGACGATTTCCTTGCGGTATGCGTCGATGAACTTGCCACCAGCCAAAATGAAGTTGGGGCTGCCGCCGTTCTTGATACAACGACGCCATGCGGCTTCCATTTCCTGCGCCAAGGTGCCCACGGTGCCAGTGGCAATCGCGGTCTTAGCGTAGTTGCGCCAGTAGGCGGCGGTCGCGCTGTCCAAGCCACCGACCACGCCAGCTGTCGGTGCGGTCGAAACCAACACGTCCAAGCCTGCGATAGCGTCAGCGTCGTGTGTGCCGTCGCGGTGCAATTCGAGGTCCAGCTTGCCCAAGAAACCCTCTTTCAAGGATTCCATTTGCTCGTCAAGCAAGTTGACCAGTTGGACTTTTTCGTTTTGCTCCAACTTGAACTCGCCGCGTGAGCCTTCACGCACCTTGATACCGTTGGCAAACAGGCGGTCATGGTCGATATACAAGCCATCGACGGCACGACGCCACGGGAATGCTGCGGCTTCGGTGGTGTTGCGTTTGTTGAACTGGACGGCATCTTCGCCATAAGCCCAGTTGAAGTTTGAGCCATAGCTCTTACGGATGTTTTCCACCACGTTTTGCTTGGCACCCAAGAAGGTTTTGCGGCCTTCCATGAGTTTCTTGAGAAGGGGGCGCTCCGTGGCGATTTGGTCCACGGGCATGTTGCGCAAGTATTCGTCCAAAGATACTTTGGCCAGCTCTTGCAAGTCTGCGTTTGAAATAGGCATGTCACTGCTCCGAATGAAAGTTGAGAAAACACCTTTCATGCCGTGATGGGACGCAAACCCGTCGATTTAGCTTCTCGGCTCCCGGCGCGACTTCGGGTACAGCTTTGGCCTTGACGCTTTGCGCTACTGGACGCGACCCCAGCGGTGACAGCGGTATTGAGGCATGTTCCGCATTGAAGTGGTGGCTGGCTTGGTGCGGGTGTCGATTTCCGCTTACGCACTTTCCAAATCAGTCACCACAACAATGCAGGACTTGGTGAAAGAAATATATTCGCCAGTCAATAGCCCGGCGGATATTTCTTCACATTGATTGCATCTTTTTTGCAA